GTAGTTGCCACCCGGATAGTTCCCACCACGGCGATGGCCAGGACGATGCGTGGGGCGGTTCGGGTTCACGGACCAAGCCGGCAGCGACGAGGCCCCCACGCTCTGCGCAGCCCGCGTCAGCGGCCACCGCGCCTTCAGCGCTTCGTCCTCGATGCGAGCAATGGCGTCCAGCATGTCGTCATGCGCCGACACGGGGAACGCCGCGTACTCCTCCTCGATGAACACGTCGATCAGGTTGACCGTCGTCTTGTCGTACAGCGTCCGAAACCGCGTCTGCGGCAGGTAGAACCGACCCTGCTCGAAGATCGGAATGAGCCGGCGGATGCGGTCCACCTTCGGCATCGACCCGCCCAGCGGCACAATCCGAAACCGATAGTTCCGCTCCTCCTGCAGGTGCTCGATATGCGCAATGTCAGCCTGCAATCCGTACTGCTCGTACCCCACCGCAATCGGCCGCCAGCGCTCGTGAAGCTCGAACAGCGCACGCGCCCGCTCCGTCAGGTTCAGCCGGTCACGCAGCAGGTCGAGCAGCACGTAGTTCTTGTCGGCGCCCAGCCCGATCACCGCCATCACCGTCCAGTCGCTCGACTTGGTCTTGGAGTTCGCCGGGTCGACCAGGATGTAGACGTTCAAGCCGTCCCGCTTCGCGTCGCCCTTCGTGTACGCCAACCATTCCCGCTTGAACCCCTGGTTCTCGTCGCCCTGCGGCTTCAACAGCATCTGCGTCGAGAACACATACGGACCTTGCGTCTTCCGCTTCTGCGCCAGCGTCCCCGGCGACATCAGCACGCAGTTGTCCGGCGTGAAGTTGTCAGTGCCGTCCCGCGTGCACGGATAGATGCGCGGCACCGCAACCTGCGTCCGCAGCATCTCGCCGTAGGTGTCGTTGAAGTGGTAGCGCGTGCCGGCGACGCGGAACGCACCGTCGACCGTGCCCAGGTTGTCCGACAGCCGCCACGCCTCCGTCGTCTTCGCAATCATGTCGGGCGACGTGACCGAGCTGCTCGTCACCACGTCGTCGTAGCAGCGCGTGCGGTAGTGCTTCGATGTCGGCTGGCCGTCGACGAGGCCCCAGGCCTCAACCGTCGACTCCTTCGGGTTGCCCTCGCGCTTGACGACCAGGCCGTCGTCCTCCGACCACTTCGGCGCCTCCTTCGCAGGGTTCTCCCACAGGATGTCCGGGAACACCGCCTTGAGGTGCTCGCTCGCCTCCATCTCCCGCTTGATCTGCCGCAGGAACGCCTTCGCCACCGGCCGCGTGTGGCTGAAGATGCCAATGGTCGTCTCGGGGTCGTTCAGGATGTCGAACAGCGTCAGCCCGAACGTGATGATGGTGCTCTTGTAGTGCTCCCGCGCCCACAGATCGAGGTGCCCGTCGGGCGACGCCTGCACCTCGCGGCACCGCTCGAACAGCCACGGATGCTCCAGATCCGCGCGACCGCACCCGTAGCGCAGCAGCGCGTAGAGGTCGGCCCGGTAGAGGTTGCGCAGGTGCTCCAGGCGCTCCGCCTCCGAGCACGCCTTGAGCGCCTCGAACACCCGCCGGCTCTCGTCGATGCTGGCCGCCAGCCTCATGCCGCGTCCTCCTCGGCAGGTTTCGGCACCGGCAGCAACGGGATGACGTTGTCGGCCCTGACGGCAGCGCTGAGCACCCGCTCCAGCCACGCAGCCGTGTCAGGCTTCTCCTCGGGCGCACCAGGGCGCACCGTCACGTCGGAGACCAGCTTCTCGCCGTATCTGGCCGGGTTCTCCCGAGCCGCCATCTTCAACTCGGTCTCTACGATCACGCGGCAGTCCGCGGCCGTGATCTTGCCGGCGCGCAGGTCATTGAGGGCCTGATCGACGCGGTCACTGCGCACGTCAGCCCGAGCCGCACGCGCCTCGTCCAGCGCCTCCCGAAGCTCCGGTATGGTCCTGCGCCACCGGGCAAGCTGCCGCTCAGTCGGCCCCCAGGACGAGGCGCAGACCTCCGCCACCGTCATGCCGGAGGCGATAGCATCCACGATGCGCTCGCCGAGGGCCTCGGTGTAGGCGACGGCCTCCTTGCGCTCCAGACGCTTGGCGTCGCGCGCCGCCTTCTCGGCAGCGAGACACGACTGGCACCGTTTCCGCCTGGACGGGAACTGGATGATGGGCTTGCTCTCGCCGCAGGCCTCGCAGGTCTTCTGGATCTCAGTCGGCATGCGCGGCCCCCCATTCCGTAGCCTTCGCCGCCAACTCGCCAACGGTCGACGAGAACGCCTCCGTCCGATACTGGCCATGCCAGTGCGCGATAACCGGCGTATCGGGTGGCAGCTTGGCGATGTCAGTGAATGTGCGGGTGACGATGACCCGCTCCGGCGTGATCGCCGTGAAGGTCGACGCCGCCATGGTCGACGGCTTCGACGTGAACTTGAATTCGGCGCCAGGCCGCAGGCCGGATCGGCCCTCGATGGGGAGGCTCATGGGCGAGCCTCCTTGGCGATAGCCGCCGTCAGGCCGAGGCGCTGGCCTCGCGCTTCAGCCGGTGCACCGTGCCGGTGCCGAGGCCGGTCGCGCCGGCCACCTTGAGGATGCCGATGCCAGCCTTCAGCAGCTTGCGGGCCTCCTCGATCTTCTTGGGGTTCGCACCCGGCCTGCCGAGGCGCTTGATGACCTTGCCCTTCTTGGTCGTGTACTCGCCGTCCTTCGCGAGCGTCTCCTTCACACGCGCCAGCCCGGCATTCGAGCGGTCCACGATAAGCGACCGCTCCAGCTCGGCAAAAACGCCGAGCATCTGAAAGAGCGCACGCCCGGCCGGCGTCGTCGTGTCCACCGCCTGCGTGTAGATGAACAGCGCCACGCCGCTGTCCTTGATGGTGGTGAGCACCTCGATCAGGTGCTCCAAGCTCCGGCCCAGCCGGTCGGAGGCCCACACCGCAATCATGTCGATCTCGCGCCGCGTGGCCGCCTTCAGCAGCTCGTCGAAGGCTGGCCGCCTGTCCCTGCCTTTGGTGCCGGAGATGCCCTGGTCCTCGAACACCTGCACGACCGAATGGCCGGCACGCTCCGCCCAGGTGCGCAGCTCGCGCTCCTGGTTGAGGGTCGTCTGGTCCCCCGTCGAGACCCTGGTGTAGATCCCGACGCGCCGTCCCTTCGCCATGGCCGAATCCCCCGATGGATTGACCATCGTGGCATACAGCAAATCCCCATTTATGGAAAGGCCGAATGCTGAGCTGCGAAGGCCCGTTTTCATTGGGCTCGCGCTCGGCGGCGACGCAGCGGTTTTTGTATGGGCTCACGGCCGCTCGCCCTCCGTCGCGTGCTCGGCGAGCCACTGCGCCGCCGTCTGCCGCCCGCCGTGCCGCCGGCTGTCGTCGTACCGCCAGGTCTCAGGCAGCCCCCGCTCGGCCCGCCAGCGCGCCCAGGATGCCGCCACGGCCATGCTGACCTTCGCCTTGCCTTCAGGTGTGCGAGGGCCGGTCGAGGCACCGCCGTGCACGTAGCAGCGGCCCGAGCCATTGCGCATCGGCCACGCCCGGCAGGGACGTGCTCGGCTCCGGGCGTGCGCGCCGCAGTAAGAGCCTCGGCGCCCGGAGCTGCGTGTCCCGGCCCCGGCCATCAGGCGGCTCCCCCATCGTCGGGTTGAGCGTCGGCCCTTCGGTTCGCCTTCACTCTGCAAGCAGCGGAGCAGAACTTGGCCGTCGACCTGACGGGCGTGAAGGCGTTGCCGCACTCGGCGCAGATGGCTTCGCTTAGCGTTTCATTGACGGGTGGGGTCATGCCGCACCCTCGTCGATCTCGATGCTGCCGTCGGCCCGGAGCCTGACGCCGTCCTTGCGCAGTTGGGCCACGAGATGCTGGCGGACGTAGTCGCTCGGCGTCTGGTGCCGGCGGCGGGCTGCTGCGTCGAGCGCCTGCATGAACTTCGCCGGCGCGCGGAAGCGCACGATGGACGGGTAGCGGCTAGATGTCTGTGGTTGTCGCATGGCCACGAATATGTGCGCATGCGCCGTACACTGCGAGGAACTTAAAAGGCAGAAAAAGGAAGAAGAATTAGGCCATATGCCCACGGCCTCGGTGACGGTCGATGTAACCCCAGTAGCAGACGTCAATGCATCGCTGACGCATGGGGAATGAGTGCCAAGAGCGG